TAAGGTTTGCACCTTTCAATAATTGTGTTGGGTGCTTTCATCGTAACCCTATCTTTCTTAGGAAAATGGCAGACGCTCACCCGAATAAAATGGAGTGGTTTGCACGTCAGGAAGAAAAAGAAAGGGGTGGCCAATGGCGTTCAGACGTAAAGTATAGGGACATTATTAAGACTCAGTTACAGATAGAACTTTCCTTTGATGACTTTACAGATTGTGACTCAGGCTATTGTGGACTTTAGAAATATTATATTAAATTAGCCCTATGGCTCAAACACAACCAAGGGGGTTAATGCCTCAGACACTTGCTGAATACTTGTTCTACCAAGGGTATCGGTACATTGAAACCAATAGGGATAGCGGTGCTATCGTTGCCTATAATGGTTCTGAGTTAATTAGAGCGGTAGCGTTTAAGACATACCAGGTTGAACTCTTCCTGAGAGATAAGGGGGTTCTAGGTGCAACCTTTCACGCATTGGAACGAGAATGGAAGTTCTACGATCACGATGCTTGCCTAGACTACATAGAAAATAACGGGAATCAAAGCCAACTGAATTCACTTATAGAGAGTGGACGGGCTGAATTTAACCCGAATGAAATTGAACTCTAATCCACAAAAACAAAAGCAAATGGATTTAATTGCAAAGCTGAATGCGATTCAGCACGACCTAAAAGCCCCAAAGTCTAACTTCAATTCTTTCGGGAAGTACAAATACCGTTCTATTGAGGACATTCAAGAAGCGGTAAAGCCACACCTTAAGAAACACGGATGCGTGTTAAACTTCTCAGATGAGGTTGTTGAGGTAGCTGGTAGGGTAGTCATTCAGGCAACCGCTTGTATTCAAGACGGCAAAGATGATTTAAGCGTTACCGCTTATGCCGAAGTGGATCAAATCAAGGGAATGAATATGGCCCAAGCGTTTGGTTCTGCTAGTTCTTACGCTAGAAAGTATGCCGCTGGTGGTCTTCTGTTATTGGATGACACTAAGGACGCTGACGGAACCAACGACCACGGCAAGAAGAAAGAGGAAGCATCCGATTTTGAAAAGGCTTTGACTTGGTTGACTGCTAACCCAACCCAAAACAACTACGACAAACTTGCCGTAAAGATGGGTTCGGTGTTTACAGATGATGAATTCAAGAAGCTTCAGGCTATTGTTGAACTTGCAGAAGGATTGAACAAATGAAAATAAGAGCAAGCGCATTAGGTCAGATAATGACCAACGGAAGAGGGTCGAATACTATCGGTGCTACCGCACTAACTGCCCTCAAGGAAACGTATCTTTTTCACAAGTACGGACGTACTAGGGAGATCAACACCGCACAAATAGCCAAAGGGTTAGCCGTGGAAGAGAAATCTATTAGCCTACTGAGTATGGTAGACGGTGAACTTTATGAGAAGAACACGGAGCGGAAGTCCAATGACTACATAACTGGTGAGGCTGACATCTACACGGGAGATAAGGTCATTGACGTTAAGTCTAGTTTCGACATCTACACCTTTCACAAGGGTGAGGGGCCGATTAATAAGTCGGGGAAGCTTACACCTTACGGATGGCAGCTAACCGCCTACGCTTGGCTTTGGGAAGTGGAAGACCTTCAGTTAAGCTACTGCCTTTCTAATACACCTGAAGACATCGTTGAGGGTCTTATTTATCGGGAGGCTCTTAAATTGGAGGGTGGGGACTCTAATCCACTTTATACCAAGATTCAGGAAGAGGTGACCCGAAACCATACCTTTGATGACATCGAAATTCACGAGCGTGTTAGGTCGTTTAATTTCAAGGTTGATCCAAACAACTTTAGACTTATCAAGGCTAGAGTGCAAGAATGTCAAGAAATAGTAAAGCGTTGGGACTCGGAAGGGCTTGACTAGTGTTAACTTAGCAAAAAAAAGAAAAAGATGCTAAATCTTAATTGTGCTGGTAACTCAGCCACCCACAAGTTCACGGAAGCAATAGGGGATAAGCCTTGCCGTTTGTCTTTCTCAGTAGCCGTTAAGACGGGTAAAGATTCAACTGCGTGGGTTAGTTGTTCGATGTATGGGGTAAGAGCGGAAAAGCTATGGCCCTTCTTCAAGGATGTTAAGTCTATTAAGGTAGCCGTCAGCGGAAAGCCTTGGGTAAGTGCGAAGTCCGATAAGGGTTATTTAAACCTAGCCGTGGATACGCTGACCTTTATGGGTTCCGAAAGCAAAGGGGATCAATCTGAATCCTCGGACGGACTACCGTTCTAAACGCGACTAGCGTTTTATAGGGGGGCTACGGCCCCCTTTTATATTTGTGGTAATCAAAAAGACTGCAAATGGCTAAGATGGATGGGCTTTACGTCCGTATTCAAACTGACTCGGCAACACCTGCAACGAATGCGGCTATCGCTGGCGTGGTTAGTTCGGCAATGAACATCACTACTAACGAAATCGATACCACTTCTTACGAAGGTAACGGAGATTATACGGGCATTGCTGGAACTCGTTCCGCTGACTTTTCCGCTGATTTCCACCTTGAGTCTGACGGATCAAACCTCACCACTCTGATGGCTGACCAAAAGGCTGGTACTGTCTTAACCTTCGTTTATGGTGGAGTTGACACGGGGGACTTTCAGATTTCAGGAAGCTGCTACATTACTGCTATGAACATTACTGCTAGCATTGATTCAGCCGTTAACGTATCTATGTCTTTCCGTGTTACTGGTGCTCTCGCTCTTGGGGTTGCTCCTTAATTAGTTTTCTCTATTTGTTTAAGGGAGGCTTCGGCCTCCTTTTTTTTTATTCAATTATTTACATTAGCTTTGTTGCAAACAATAAAAACAATGAAGCAACGAATCACCGTTTACGACATTTACGGGCTGACCGAAATGCAAGAAGTAAACTCCGTAGAAGTAAACTACAAGGTTGAAATAATCCCCAACTCAAAAGAAGGCTTTCGGTTTGCGTTTAGCGGAGAAGCCACCGTTAGCATAACGGAATACAAAACCGAAGAGGCTTTTAGTGATGGATGGACGAACCACGTTAATAGGATTGACAACGAGAGGGATGTTACCCTAGAAATAGAAGACTTCTACTTTAAGGACGCTCCAGGTACTGAGTTGAAAGACTTCGATCCCATCCTTTACATTGAGGACTTTAACGATAGCCCCGTTGTTTACCTAGAATTTGAACTGCGATGAGAAACCTATTTGAAAGATTAGAACACCACGGGGTGACGTTTGAGAAGGACGTTATCCGAACCCTGAAGGTCAACCTTTACCCCTCTATGCTTCCGCTTTATACTGCCGCTGGCGTGTGGTTTGCGATGCGTAACGCTGGGGTTGTTAAAGGCCGTTTCAATTTTACCCAATTCATTGAACTTTTCGAAGATGCTGAAGCTTAGAGATGTACTCCTTTTTGCGTGTGACTATATGCAAACGGACGTTAGTGAGGTGATGTCCAGCACTAGAACAACGCCACTAGTTAAGACGCGTGTAATTTATGCTAGTATAGCTAGGGGGCTAACGAATAAAACCCTTGGGGAAATAGCTTCCCTTATTGGTCGAGATCACGCTACAATAATTCACTACACGGATAGGAAGCCTTCCGAGGTTTACCGCGATTTAATTCTAAACGCTACAAAAGCCTTCACCGATAAACACGGACACGAGTTAGAGGCTTTCACCGACCAAGAACTTTCCATCTTTGACCTGAACGATAAGCTAAAGCTTCGGGTGTTTAAGGAGCGAAAGAGGTCACTAGAGAACCTACGAATAATTAAGGGCAATCTTGACCAGGTTAAAGAGAAGTGGGTTAAAATCAAGTTGTTACCTTTGTTAGATGAGGAAATCTCACGGCTCAACACTTTGCTGGAGTTGCGGGACAACGTTCCTGAAGAACAAAAGCGAGCAAATGGTTTGCTCCGTGGAGTGCGCCATAAATCTCCAAAGTGGCATAATGTCTAAGAAGTCTACTTGGACTCATTCCCGTTGGCTAGAGGAACTGCAAAAGGACGTGAATAAAGCGGTGAGGTTAATCGACCAAGGTCACCCTTGTATAAGTAACGGTTCAGCCTTCAAGGAGGGTATTATGGACGCTGGCCATTATTACGCTAGATCAACTCACCCCGTTCTGAGGTTTCACCTTTTGAATATTTGGGGTCAGTCCAAGTACGACAATAGATTTATGGAAGGAAACCGTCAGGGCTTCTCTAAGGGACTTTTTTTGGTGGGTGGTAATGAGTTACTAGAAGAGATAGAAACGCTCCCACAAGTCTTTAAAACGGGTAAATGGAGTATTCCTGAGTTGTCTACCGCTCGTGACGTGGTTCGGTCGTTCGTTCTTGACTTTGAGAAAAAAGGTTACTACCTTGAGAATGAGGATAGAATAAAACTGAAGAGAGAGTTAACCGAATTAACTGGGCTATATGATGCGTAAAAACATCACTAACCTCTGATATTAGCCTTAATGATGCATCTAAACACCAAAGAGAGGTGAAAAAAGAGAAAGAATACAAAGGATATAAAATAGAAGGTGAAGAAATTGGTAAGTACGGAACATCATTTCAATATCGGTGCGGTAAATACATCGCCCCAAGACAGAAAGATATTGAGCAACACATTGATAATCTTCTTGAAAAGAAAATGATGTTAGATATTGAATTAAACCTACTGCAGAAAATTTAATTGCAACTAACACCAATAACAAACACCAAAGAGAGATGAAAACACCAATGGAATGGTATGAAATCGTAGGGTTGATAGTATTAATATTGTTCTTTATAGTGGCAGGATTAACTGATGGGTTTGATTTCACTCTATACAGAGAGCAAAAAAATAACACCAAAGAGAGATGACACGAGCCGAACAGATTTCTAGGGTATATGACCAACTAAAGGAACTGCAACTTTCCAAGAACGCAGACTACGGTAATAGTGCCTTTGATGACGTGGAGGTTTTTGGTGAGATCATACCAGCGAAGAACGGCATTCTAGCACGGATAGCGGACAAGCTAAAGAGGTTGGAAAGTGAGGGGCTGGAGGTGAGCGAAAGTAAGGCAGACACAATAAAAGATTTAATTGGTTATCTTGTCATCCTATTAATACTAGATGAAACACGGTAGCTTATTTAGTGGAATTGGAGGCTTTGACCTGGCGGCTGAGTGGATGGGGTGGGAGAATGTGTTTCATTGTGAATGGAACGAGTTCGGGCAGAGAGTTTTAAAACACCACTTCCCTAAAGCTTTATCTTATGCAGACATCACGAAGACAGATTTCAATGTTCACAGAGGAAGAATTTCAGTCTTGTCAGGCGGCTTCCCTTGTCAACCATTCTCAACAAGCGGTAAAAGACTCGGATCGGAAGATGACCGCCACTTGTGGCCCGAAATGCTTAGAGCAATTCGAGAAATTCAGCCACGTTGGGTTGTGGGCGAAAACGTTCTCGGCCTTGTTAATTGGAATGGAGGGCTGGTCTTCGATGAGGTGCAAGCTGACTTGGAAGCTGAAGGGTACGAAGTCCAACCGTTTATACTTCCAGCTGCAAGCGTCAACGCTCCCCACCGAAGAGATCGAGTCTGGTTTGTTGCTCACTCCAACAAGTGTAATGACAGACGAGCCGCCCGAAAAGATGAGGGAGAGAGCGGAGCGGAACGGATACAAGAATGGCACGAAGTACGGCAGTCTGCTCAGTCAGGTGAAGTACGGGGAAATGCTACCAACTCCGACAACGGGAGCGGAACAACGAACGCAATATCAACAAGGCGGGAGGAGCTTGATGAATTATATGGACTTTCACGAAATGCTCCCGACTCAATCAGGCCAACAGGGTGGCAAAACTTCCCAACTCAACCCCCCATTTGTAGCGGAGATGATGGGCTTTCCGACAGACTGGACAATATTACCTTTCCTAAGTGGCGAAACGAATCAATCAAAGCCTACGGGAACGCAATAGTACCCCAAGTGGCGCACCAAATTTTTAAAGCAATAGAAGCTTATGAAGAGTCCTTATTACACTGACCCCAAGGTTAAGGAGTTAATTGACGAAGCATTGCACCAGTGTGCTATTATCTTCGCTAATCTAGGTTGTACCGATACAAAGGAAGCCTATGACGAGGCCAAGGAGCAAGAGCAAAGAATCCTGACGAAGTTGATGAACCACGACCCCGAGGTTATAATGCGCCTTCTAAATGACTAAGAAACAACTAATCACTCAGTACATAGAAGAGAACCAGCTTCACAATGAGCCGAAGAGGACTATTGCTAGAATGGTTGTAAGAGCCTTCCCCGAAGTGTTTGAGCAGACAGACAAGCAGATAAATAGCGTTAGGCGGCAAGTGACTAGCATTCTTCCATGCAATAAGATCACAAAGGAGAACCGAAAAAGGGTAGAGCGTGGAATTGAGGCGTTAATACCTAAAGCGTTAAAGAAGGGTTCTAAGACGTTTAATCTTCCTGAAGGTACTTGGATAATACTTAACGACATTCACTTCCCCTATCACGATGAAAAGGCGCTTAAAACGGCTTTAATGTACGCCAAAGAAAGGGACGTGGATGGTATTATTTTGAATGGGGACTTGTGCGACTTTTATTCTATATCTAGCCACGCTAAGAAGTGGGACGGGGTCGACCTGGTCGGAGAAATAGAAATAGCACAAGAGTTCTTTCAAGGTCTAAGAGAAGAGTTCCCTAGAGTTAAGATCGTTTGGAAGTTGGGGAACCACGAGAATAGGCTATTTAGGGACTTGAATAAGAATGCTCCTTATATCGCTGGTCTTTTGTCGATGAACTTTGGGATGAATATGGGAATTGAACAATTCTTCAGAACCAAGGAATACGGGATAGAAGTCTTGCACGACCAAACGATTATAGACGCTAACGGGCTTCTAGTGTTACACGGTCACGAGTATGGAATAGGTGGGGTTAACCCTTCTAGGAAGATGGCCCAAGAACTTAAAACGTCAGCCATTCAGGGACACCTTCACCGCTCGGAGTCTTATAACATTAAGAACGGCCTAGGTCAAGATATTATGTGCGCTACTATGGGTTGCTTATGTAACTTGAACGCTGACTACTATGGTAAGGCCAAGCTTGTTTGGGTTCACGGCTTTGGTATGCTGGAGGTAAATGACGGCTGGGCCTTTGAAAATAAAATAATCATAAAAGGTAACATCTATGGAAACTAAGTGCGAACTACTAGCAAAGGGTTGCGATTGCGGCCCTACTGAAATGCGTAAATGCTTCACAGAGAGCCAACTGGGAAAGAAGGTAATTAGCAGAACGAAGGCTTTTGTTATGATCGCTTGGCTAGCCGTGTTAATGATGGTTCTTAGTGCTAGCTTTGTTATTCTGGTTGTTACGCTCGTGAAGTCGTTTGGTTGTGCCTAGTGGGGTAAGAACTGCATACTACGCCCTAAAAGACTTCCGACAAAGAGGGAGGGTAATTCAGAAGGGGCAACGAGTCACAAGCATAGATTCGAAGCTTATTAAGTACTACCTTGAAAGGGGTTTCATAGAGAAGAAAGTTGAACGCTTAAATAAACCAAATGCATAAGAAGGTAAGTATAACCAAAGAAGAAGATAGTTGGGGGGAAAGGGAACTATTTATAGAAACAAGTTCTAGCGTTGAGGGAGATGTCTTCATTGGTGTAAACGCTTTTGAAGAGTGTTTAGATTTTGCCCTTAACCAAGAAGAGTTAGCTGAGTTCATTTCGGAACTTCAAAAATTCCTAAACCCCAAATCAAATGGCTAAACAAGTAGACCTGACAACGGGCCAAGAAGTACCGTTAGACCCCAAGGTTGTTAAGATAATTAAGGACGAGCCCGTTAGTATGGATGACTTCGTTAAGTCACTTGACGAGGACGAGGAAACAACGTGCAACTTGGACGATGAGGACTGCGAAGCTTGTGGGTCGTAAAGTTTTTTTTGTGGTTTAGAAATTCTTTCTATCTTAGCCCCATCATAAAACAACAACCTAAACACTTCCACAATGGAAAACACAATTAAAGAACAAGGAGCCGCTGAAATTACAGTTACTCTTAAGAATGGTGAGATTATAGTACGTCACTCTGACGGAACAATACTCCACGAAGTAACCGCCAAGAAAGGCGATTGGATGAAACTCTGGAGGACTTTGGAGAATCTTGGTTAATCAACCCCACCAATTAGATAAGACCCTTCGGGGTCTTTTTTTATTCTATGACGTTTAGTAGGCTAGTGTCTACCCTTACGCTATCGCTGACAATGTAAACGGTGTCGTGAGGGAGGTGTTCTACTATGTCCTTTTCTAGGGTGGGTAAGAAGAATTTAACCTCGATCCACGCAAACAAGGAGAACGCAAGGAGCGCAATGATAGCAAACTGAAGACCTTCCCAAAGTAGCTTGTTCATCCTATTTTATTAAAGAATTTGTCGTAGAACGCTTCTACTACTTTCAAGCCTCCAAACCCTACGATAAAGGCCGTACCGTACTGAGAGGAACCCGTTAGGTTGAACCATTCTATAAGGACGGGAGAAAGGTAGTTAGCGGCCATAGTTCCCGTGACCACGGCTAGAAGCTGCTCCTTTACACATCTCTTCTTTTTGACGGTTATAAGCGATCCAAAGAATCCCCCAATCATCAAACCGATATTTATTCCAAGTTCACTTAAACTCATCAGTACATCCAAATTACGTCAGGTGATTTGTCTAGGTCAATATCCAAATGAATGAAGGTCTTGGCTACTCCGATTCTGTCAAAGCCCAGCCTTAACGCTTCGTCTACTATTGTGAATCTCTTAGCGGACTCGGTGCAATGAATGTCCACGGCAAGGCCCTTTAGGTGGCTTGAGTTAGGTGACCCCCCAACCGCCTTATTCCTTGCCTCTGTTCTCACCCCCGAATTGATCTTCAGAGGAAACCCACAATTGCCCCTTAACTCATCTAGCATAGTCAAAAGACTTTCGTCCATCAACTCACCGCTACCAGGTTTGTCGGGGCTATCGAATTCCTCTATTTTAAAGTACCTCACTATTCCAATCTTCTGTCAGTTCCTCTACTAATGTTAGTCCGCTCTCTTCATCGGGTTCGGTGCTATGTGCAACGATCGCCCACTTGCTCCCGTCAGGGTGTTGCCTTGGGTTCGCCCAGTTGCTTGTAATAGACCCCTTGTACGCCTTGGCCTCGTTTACTTTGACGTTGTAGGCTTCAACTTCTTCGCGTGTTCCTATATACCAACTCATGGCGTGTAGATGTCAAAGTGGTCGTTGATGTTCGTTTCCATGCCCGTGCGGTTGGTGCTTTGGTTGCTATCGAAAAGTATAAACTCTTGCATAACATTACCGCCATCGATGCCGCCATCTCGTGCGCTCAAAGTTATTTTATCGACTGATGAACTTCCGTTTGAGCCGCTAACTTTTGAAACGCCATCAATATGGACGCTGCTTGTAGTGTCTTGAACCACA